TTGAAGTTGCCAGCCTTGATGCGAGACATCACGCGCTTGGCGGTGTACTCGTCCGTCGCGCCACCCTGCTTCATCACAGGAGTGCCCTTGGCAGCAGCACGGGCGGCTGCGTCTCGCATCAGGCCAGTGAAGTCTTGCTCGGCTTTCATAGCGCGCTTGGCTGCAATCTTGCCACCATCCTTGTACCGGCCACCTTCAATAGCAGCAGCGCGATTACCACGGGTGATAGCCGCAGCATTTTCTGGCGTCACCTTCATCTTGGCATACTCTTCGCGGCGCTTACGATTCGCTTCACGCTCAGCCGCAGTCGGCTGGGGAGGCATGTTCTTCTTCACAGCGCCGCCAACCTTATAGGTCGGGATGGGACGATCATTCGCGCGCTTCTGCAAAGCAGCCGCCGCGTTCTTTGGATTAGGCAAAGCCTTAGAATTCTCAAAGAAAGTCTTACCAAAAGTAGCGCGTGCTTTGTCGCGTTGTGAGTCGTTAGCCATCTTAACCTCCAAAAGATCCTTGGTCTTGTTTCTGTAAATCCGCTGCAAGCTTCATAGCAGCAATTGTTTCCTTTGTCTCGCGATCTGCAGCTTCGCTTTCCGCGACCATCTTAGCCTTTTCCATTTCGACGTTGGCCTTGACCTGATCACTGACCGCCTTCTGCTGGACTTTCTCTGCTTCGATTTGAAGAAGCGGGTCAGGCTGCGGCTGCTGCTTGTACTGCGGCGCCAACTGCTGCATCGCCTGTGCGACCAACATCGCAAGCTGATTTTCCATTTCCGGCGGCATTGGCGTACCCGGAGGCGGCAAAGGCTGACCGATCATCTGCTGAACCTGTACGCGCAGCTTGAGCGCCATGTGCTCATTGATGTGCGCCTGCAGATTTGGATTCTGCTCAGCAAGCGGCATATGCGATGCAATGTGCGCATCGTGATCCTGATACTCGCCAGCCTTGAGCGGGCCACCCATCATCGCTGTCTGGTTCTCAGTCAGCGGATCCATAGGCATCGGAGGCTGAGCTTCCTTGTTCGGCAACAACAGTTCAACGCGCTGAGGATCAATCCCCATCTCGATGTACATCTGCCGGAAAGCTTCCTGCGTATTGTGCAGCTCAGGCGCCTGTGTCGCGAAACGCAGCAAAGCTTCCGCACGCATCATGCGCTGAGCGGAGCTGCTGATGTTCGGGTCGCTAACTGGGATGACATCGACGTTGTTGTCGAAGTCGTCGCGCATAATCGCCTTCGCTCCGCCCCGCACAGGGAACGGATACGGCACGTCGGGCAGATACTTGCCGAACAGGTCGGCGATCAGCTTCAGTTCCTTGCCCAGAGATTTGTGCGCACGCTTGAGCGTTGCCGACTGTACGCGAGTCGCAGCTTCCATTAACGCTACCGTTGTTCCCACCGGCGCGTCCTGCCTCCCGTCACCAACAGCAATCTCAGCCGTGTTGGCCAGATTGCGCGCACCCTCATACGTCTCCTGCAGCAACTGCAGGGACACTGCTGACGGCTCCTTATAGGGCATCGTCATGATGGCGTTCTGGATCGGTAGGCCAGCTGTATCGATTTCGCGGAACTCAGTCGGACCGATGCCGATGTTGTTGTCCTCGATACGCATACCCTTGACGCGAAGACCGCCCGGGAAGTTATTCAGTGTACCAGCGTCAATCAGCTGGCGACGGATTGAAGTAGCAGTCTTGGCGCTGTTGCCTAAAATATGGGCATAGCCCAGACCGTAGAAGCCAAGGCCCGGAATGAACTTGTAATGCACGAAATAGTCGCGCTTCTGGTACGTTTCGTCGCCCTCATCCCAGTTACGACGGATCGACAGAACCTTCTTGCTGTTCTCATCAACAGTCACAATATATGGAAGCGGAATACCGTCTTCGTTCTCAAAGCCCTTGAGATCGATATCAGCGTAGATTTCGTAGATGTTGTATTCGTCTGTGCCTTCGGCGCCCGGCTCAATGCCCTGCACCTTGTCAACCTGTGCCTGAACTTGATCAGCGCTGCTCAGGTTCTGCTGCGGATCACCCAGATCGATCTTACGGTACGCACCGCTCAGCTGCGCCAGCTTGAGCTGCTTCTTCGTCATCTGTGTGACGTGCGCAAAACGCGATGATGTGCTCAAGTCCGTCGTGTTATACGACGTGATAAAATTCTTCGGCGTGACGAAGCGCGCCACAGGGCGGCCTAAGATCGGATCCTGATAGACCTTCTTGAACGTCGATCCGACCAGACCAAGCCACATGAGCATCTGGTCGAACTCTTCGTAGTATTCCGGCGCCAATTCCGTAAGGTAAAGGTTCATCCAGTCCTGAACGCGCGACGCCTGCGCTTCCAAATCAGGGTTAGGAACCCCAATGACCTGTGTCTTCACCGGCCCAGCGGCTGGCATCAGCTCACCGCGCGCAGTCGCCTGCCAACGAATGACAGCTTCCGCCATCAAAGGATCGAACACACCACACGCACCGTTAAAAGGTGTGGTGCGGTCTTCAAACGTCAGGCCCAACAGCTCAATGCCGCGCTTCATGGTGGTTTCCCACTCACCGCGCGACTCTAAATCTTCTGCAACACCAGACATCAGCTGCTCAGAAAGGCCAGATAGGTCCATATCGGACATATATTCGCACAAATTCTCGTCGTGCTCGGACTCTTCGGTCTCAGCTTCCTCAGTCGGCTCGAAGTCTACCTCGAGTGATCCGTCGTCGGATTCGCTCATCATCGCGCCGTCAAGCATCTGACCGCCTTCTTCAGGAAATTCAAACTCTATTCCTGTTTCGGGCATAGCTTGAGACGGCCCACCAATCCCCTCAAAGGCAGGGCGCAACAAGTCAGCTTCAGTCATCGGTCTGGTGGCCATATTTAATCCTTATCAGCTAATTGGTGCGGCATCAATAGAATGCTGCACGTTCTCCCGGTGTATCGTAATATTCTTCCTGCGGATCTTCTGTATTAGAAACCCATCCCGACTGCTTAATGCGCAAAAACGCCATTGTCATCGTGTCAACCCAGTCTCTCGAGTCCGCAGCCGGAAACTGCACGCACTGTTCCAAGAAATCCGCAGCCCAAGGACGCAGTGTATCATAAGACGGCCCCTGTGCAGGCAGCCAAACCCGCCCATTCTCAATCAAATCCGTAACCAGCCGCACACGCGCGATCTTATCACCGAACTTATCCGGGTTAAACTTCGTCGCCACAATACCAGCGCGCGCCAGATCGTGAATCAGCATCTGCCCGTTCGCCTTAGCCTCCACCAATATGGTATCCGGCGCCCTATTTTTGCTTGGTTTAATCGGCACGCTGTAATTATCATCGCGATAATCAATCGCCATGCGCTGTACCTGACGCCTCAGTATGGGCCATTCAACCCGCCCGCGCCACACCGACAGCAGTATCAAGTTCGGGATACCATCGTCATTGTCGAACACGCCCCACGTCGTACTCGCGCTATACGCCGACGTTTTATTCGCCGTCAGCGCCGTATCCCACGCCTGCAGGACGTACTTGACTTTAGGTGGATCCTTGGACTTCCACCACTTAAACCACGTCTGGTCGATGATACCGCCAGAATCCACGACTGGGTTCTGTTGGTACAACGATGACCATATGCGGCTCGTTGTCGAAGGCTGCCGCTTTATTTTCTCCAGTTCTTCTGCTGGAAACTGCTCCGGCCACAGCGCCTCTCCGGGCTTACGCCCAAGGATATCGTTATCAACGGCAAGTGCAGGCAGCGACACGCGCTCCCACTTCTCGCCCTCTCCATCTCTTTCCGCCTGATCCAGACGGCCCATGTGGTCACCCAAGTGCCAACGGGTTCCAATTAAAACAATCGGTGTGTTCTGGTTCTTACGCCGCGTGTAAAAGTCGGCGCCGTACCACGCCCACAGCTTATTACGCTCGCTGTCCGACTCAGCCGCCTGAATACCAGACAGCAAGTCATCACCCAGCAGGATATCGCCGCGCCGACCCGTCACGTTCGCGCCAACAGCAGTCGCGTGATACCCGCCAGCCTTCGTCGTCATCCACTCGCCGGCCGCCGTCTTGTCCGAACTGATCCCGCTTTCAGGAAAAATCCGCGCATGTTCGTCGCCCTTAATGGTATTACGTACCTTCAGACCAAACGAATCCGACAGCTCCTGCTTGTGCGTCGCAAAGATTATGTTCCGCTCAGGGTATTTCGCTAAGAAGTATGCCGGGAAGTAGTGTGACGCGACGAACGATTTCCCATGTCCCGGTGGCATCGAAATCATCAGGCGCTGGATCTTGC